CCAAGGTTTAGCCAAACGCCTTGCTCTCACAGCAGCATTGCTGGTCATTCGACTAAAGTCTTGTGCAAAGAACGGTCCTTGTCTTTCTGGCTCAGCATATTCGTTGTATTCATAGGTTTGTTTAAACTTCCATTTGAAATCAGCTGACCATTTTCCGTCTTCTGTTATTTCAAACTTAAAGTCAGCATGATACGTACCTGAGCCATACTGATTACCAAACTCAGCAGAATCTAGATCGGGACTAAATCGAAGATTAAATCTATAACCACCCTTTGCCCTCCATAGAGTTCTTAGCAATGGCCAGATCTCATTAACCAGACCATCGGCATAAGGATTGATGGTTGTTTTTATGATGTTATAATCAAACTGCTCATAACTGACTTCTCTGTCCTGCTCATTATCATAGATAATATCATAATGATATTTCTTAAGATTTGGCCTTACAGGATAGGTGATTTTCTTGCTGCCAATGATTTGATCTAGATATATGCTAATACATTTTACACGCATCAAAGTGTGTGTTCCGCCTAATCTAAAATCTTTTGTGATCCAATGTCCGAGATATTTGTGATAAGAAAGATTAAACTTATCAGGATTTTGACCTGTAATAGTTTCAGGACCCTGCCCAAATCCTATACCTGTACTCATGTTCCTAATATTCATGTCTCTGTTACGCCAGAGAAACGTCATAGTGTCTGCATAGTCTTGATATGACTCTGTCGGAAATGCCACTATCCAGTTAGTGGCTGCTTCAATACCAACAGTCTTTCCGTCTCTAAAGTTTTGTTCCATTTCTGCAATAGTGACACCTTTGGCCATATCATCTAGAACTTTTTGACTGCCAGATTCACAACCATAGTTTAGATAAACACAGCCGCTATCAGCTAGATCCTTCATATACTCTAGATCCATACGACCGTCACATCTCGCATATCCTGTCCACTTAATGTCAAGTCCTTTAGCAATAACTCCTTTAGCGAACGCCCGAAGCTCTTTTAAGTTGCCGTTGACAAGGCTGTCAATAAACCAAAAGACTCTAGTTCCTTTTTCGTGATAGAGGTAATCTACTTCTTCAAGAGCATCAATGGCCATGCGTTGGCGATATTTCCAAAAATGTGTTTCTTCACAGAATGTGCATTTAGCTATACAACCTCGACTAAGTTCTGTAGTAACGCCATTTGGAATCCTATAGAGATTAAAATCAATATTAGAATAATCTGGCATAGGAAACTTGTTAAGATTTAATCGTTGATCTTCGGGCTGAACTATGTACTGTTGTTCAGGATGTTCGATGCTATGTTCTATCTCGTCTAGTATTTTTAATATAGCTTCTTCGCCTTCGCCGTTTACTACATAATCATAGTATTCTTCTTTGACAAAAAATCCCTTCTGTACATTAGGACCACCAACTGCGATCTTAACTGTTGGTAACTTCTTTTTTAACTCTTGAATCATCCATTTAGTAGGTTCTTCATTCATCTGGTAGACGCTGAAGCCAACAAGAGTAGGATTGTAATCAACTATTTCATCTAATACAGTTTTAAGATAAGGTTCTAGATATTGATGTATCTCTTGGTAGTTATCGCCGCACCAGCGCCATATGGTTGTAGGATCCCAAAGTTTATAATCTAGTTTAGATTTGATTTCTTTTTCATAGAATCTAAAAGATTTAATGTTGGCATCTAATACCTTGCTTGCATAACCTGCTTGCCGAGAAACTGCCGATAGCCTGCACAGATTAAAAGGAGGAAACTCTGCTGCCCACTGTGGTAGCAGTACTAACATCAGCTTAGTCTTGCGCTCAGCCTGCTGTATAACAACCGTAGTCGTATTTCTTTGTTCTACAGGTTTAGCATATTGAGCTATAGCCTTGAGAGTCGTTATATGTTTATCATTGCCTTCTTCGTAGGGCATATCACAACTCCGTAATAAATCGTTTCTTAGACATCAACATGTTATAGTTATAATCACATATTTCACGAGCAGATTTAAGAAAGTTTTCTAGTTCTGTTTCTGAAAGATTACATAGTCTTTCAATCTCGTCTAAAATCTTTAGCATACGTTTTCCGTCGTCTGTTTCAAGATCATAACTCTCATCGATAATAGAGGAAAAGGTTTTGTAACCCATTATTCTGTATATGTCTAAACTGTTAGGCACAGATACTAGAATAAATGGATGCTTCATAGCGATTGGCTTCCATGCTTTCTCACTTAAAAATCTCGCACTGTGGTACCACTCTTTTGTAAAATAAGTAGTTTCAGCTACAACACTAAAATAGGTATCTTCATAATATCTATTAGTGTCTATAGTCGACTCAGCCCTGTTAATATGTAGCTCTTCGGTATCTAGATACATAGGAGGCAGATTCTTTACTCCCTCAGCACGTTTAAGAATATCTAATATATCCTTGTCGTTGCGGAAGTAATGCATGAGCTCTGGCCATTTATGGTTCCATGTATCTCTCTGATCACATGGTCCGAAGCTGATGAACGCTTGTTCGATCAGATTCTTTCCATAGAGCAATGCTGTTAGAAAAGGTCTATGCAATCTCCAACGTCTATTAAGGTTTAGAAACTTTTTGTTATACTTTTTATTTTCTAATGTTCTTGGAAGTTGTTTTTTGTAAAGATGCAGTACGGCATTCTGCAGATCCTGTTCAAAAACTGTATACCAGAATATTCTTATAGGATCTAGATTTAATTTCTTAGCGATATAACGACTGTATTCGCCAGCGTCATACATATTAGTCAACAATATTATCTGAGATGCCGGAATACCATCTCTCATGACTATATTTTGATATATCGAATCTATAGCCCTCTCAAACGGCTCTAAGGTATTGTCTAATATCAAGAACGCTTGCTTGTTTACGATCCTACCTAACGACTCTTTGTCGATTAGATCTTTCATGTTATAGATTTTAAAACTATTCTCGCACGAGAATAAAGCATACCATGCTTCAAAATCAAAACCCGGTTGCTGCGAAAGTGTATCGATCGCTGCTGTTTTATTATCAGTCCATGTGATTTTAGGATCACTAGGATTATAGGTATTGATAAGAGGAATAGATTTATTGAGTAAGATCATAATCGATCATTCGGAGGTTGTCGAAAATGCATATCATCAAAGTTACGCAGAGCTTCCATTTTAGTTTGCTGTACATTTAACCAAGAGAATGTGTTAATGGACCATTCTTGATCAGGAAATAGTTTACTGAGATATCCAAAATGCTGCTTAGGGCTTGGATGATAGTCTGCACTTTGATGTCCTTCTTTGCTTATAGGATGTTGTGGCCAAACACCGTTACATTCTAAAGTTAAAATGTCAGGAAGTATAGCATCTAAGGTATCCTTATAATATTGTCTTAGCTGCGTTAGTTTATTTCTTTCTGTTGTTGTCTTGGCCTCTATCGTCAACGGAGACATGTTTAACATATAGTAATCGATTCCCAGATTATCTAAAAGATTTTTACTGAGTGTTATCATATTGATATCACGTAACAAATAACCGAAATCATCTGAAAACTTCATCACAAACTGTTCATCGTAATAGTTTTGTGTATAGATATTTCCGGGGGTAAGCCATGTACCATTAATATACCTATCTTCTCTAGATACTGAACTCCACATTACCATTACGAGATCGTCTTTGTTAAACTTATGTCTCTGATGTGCTTCTGTAAGCTGGCAAGCTATAAAAAGATTACCGCCACCGCTCTGTGCATAGTTTCTGTATTCAGGTATCTCTCTTCCTATAATGTCTGCCCAAGTCGGCCAGCCATAAGCAGTCATACTACATCCAAAAGCAAAAAATCTCTTATACTTTTTAAAATCAATCATTAAAATATTTTCCTGCGATATTTATGGTATCTACTAGATCTTCATGATAGAAATCTCTGCTGGCAGAAAGTTTAAGATTATGTTCTATAATAGGCATAGAATCGATAATGCGTCTTATTTTTTCTTCTCTAGGTAATGATATCCAATCTTGCAACACTTGGTGTGTAGCATAAAATCTTTCTGTATGATCTTCAATATCATTATATGAGGGATCGATACCATTGAAATGTATATTAAAACCAAGCTCCTCGAGAGCTCGAAGAGTTCCTGCAGCAGCAAGTACAATCATCGGATGACCGTACGCCAAAGCCTTATATACTTTTTCTGTAAGAAACACAACATCTTCGTCAAACTTAGTTTCTGTAATAAAACTCATGAGACTATTTTTAAAAATGTCAGGGTTCACAGAGTTTGCGGCATTGTTTACAGACCAATCACCATCAACAAATATAGGATAGTTCTTTGATAATACCCTTTCAAAGGATTTCAAGTCTACAGAATCACCTAATATTTTAAGAGGTTGGTGTTCTTTAAATTTTATCTCATTGGCACTAACTATGCCGCTTGACAGCATTCCGGACACTGCTAAATGATATAGATGCGCACTGCGATGATGTTTATATGTTCTGTTAAGACTATTGTAATCTTTAGCCAATGGGTTATGTATTGACTCGTATACTATTGGAACCGCAGGAGGTTGATGACCTCTATCTATGAAAATCCTACTGAAATGATTTGAATATTTTACATCAAATATTTTCGGAAGCCCCGTGTCTATCAACCATGATTCATATTGTTGTTCAATCTTTTTATTTCCCTGTATTATCATTACAGAACCTGCAGGCAAACCTTGTTTTTTCATAGCCTTGTAGGTAGAGAGAAATCCATCTTTTTTTGCAAAAAATGACCCGTCGTTAACAAACATGGATCCGCCTTCTCTATCTGCTGATATGATTATCTTAATCTGTTTTGTTCTAGCTAAATCTAAAATATTTTGTGGCAGGCATCTCAGGACATGTTTCTTTGGAACATCCGGGCCTTGAGCCATACCTGCCCACCAAACTGGATCACCGTTGACTTCTATAAAATACAGTCCGGGTTCTCTGATATGATTGATACCGAAATATGGTATCCTAAGATTTCCCAGTTCTGTTTTAAGTCTAGATCCAGGTGATGTCAACCAAAAATCGTTATCGCCGTTCTTTGAAAGGCTAACACAGTTAGGACTTGTAGGATGAAAGACATCGTCAAAATATATTTTCATAGAATCCACTTAACTCAGGAAATGTTTCTACAAACTTCCTATTCCTAATGGAATCATAGTAATCTGTATGATGCTTAAACTGTTTCTGTAGATCAACATTTACCACAGAAGATTTTAAGTGTCTAATAACATTTTCTATCTGAGACTTTATATGCCCATTATACTGTCTATCTGAAAGTTTTTCAATAGCCAGCATCCTAGTTTTATCATCAAAAATGCTGAAACTATAGAAATCTGGATTGATCAAAGAATAAAAGCTGGCTGTGGTTTTTGAATCTACAAGTTTATTTTGAAATAGGTAATCAATAAACTCCGGTAATGTCAATACATTAAAAATAGAAACTACTGATGCTATACCAAAATAAATGTGAGGACATTCAGATTTGACTGTTAAAATATTTTCTTCTATCTTCTTCCAGTCTGTTCCTTCCCTAATATATTCTGCTCTATCACTCCAGCTGTCTAAGCTAACATTGAGATGTACATTAGAAAACTTCTTCCACATTTCTAACACTGATTTATTTTTAAAATGCAATGAACTTAGATTTGTGTTGTATCTTATTTTTATGTCAGTATTATTTGTTTCAATGAGATACTCTAGCATATCATAATGCTTATCCATCAACAAAGGTTCGCCACCTGCAAAATATATTTCCTTAACTCCGGTTATATGAGGTTTAAGTTCTTCATAAAGTTTATCGTTGTTATCTCCTCCGGCAAAGATATAAACTGGTTTTTTGTTTCCATTCTTGTTATCTTCTGTGGCCCAACTAGAACTATAGGTGCTAGAACAGCTTCTGCATTTAAAGTTGCAGATATTACTCCACCGTATATCCAAATATTTTAAATCCATTTCGTCAAGAGATCCGTCTACATTAGTCTTATTAACCAACGGTATGTATTCTGCATAATCTCTATTGACTGATTGTCTAAAACTATTAACTCCTGAATCTTCTGCATGATAACAAGACTGACACTCGTCACATCTTTTACCAGATAGCATATTCAACCGCATGGTTCGATATTTTTCACTATTCCAAACATTCAGAATAGATTCTTTTTGCACATTGCCTAAAGGCTTTCTATGATTACCGATGCAGCAAGGCAAAACGTTTCCATCAGGGTTGGCATAAAAATGTATCCACGGCAATATGCAGAATGTATTAGAGGTCATTTATCCACTCCGCTTTGCGTAAAATATATTGAGACCACATTAAATGCGCATACTCATTAGGATGATGTGAATGTAAAAAGTTTCCGTGAATAAAATTATTAGATTTTTCTATTAGATCAACTTCTCTCTTTATATAAGGAAGCTCAAACTTAATGAACTTATACAAAGATGATTTCATAATATCGTCTAACCATCCTATAGAATAAAATGACGGAGAAAAAATTCGATTTCCTAATATCTTAGATGAATACTCTATCCAAGTAGTATCAATAATCTTAAACTTATTATTCTTGAAGGTCGTGTTTATCCTACAGAAGTTTTTCCAAAGAACGGCATCGATATATACATTCTTATATTTTGACAATATATCATTGTATTGAGTAAAAAATATTTCATCATATTTTTCTAACCAACACTCAAAAGTCATGGTCTTATCTGATTTCATTAAGTATTTTAAAGGATGATCGGTTTGCTGAACTTTATTATTGATGGCGTTTTCTCTAGAGGGCTCAGTCATCTGCATAGAAACATATATCTTAGAATAACCGAGCGTAGTTACATAATCCATGACCCTTTCTAGCTCAGAAAACATATAAAAGTTGCAGTTGCCCGGAACCGCATATTGATAAAGATCACAGTTAAGAGCGATGGCCATCCTAGGACCATAACAGTATTTTAGTTGAGCAGGAAGATTATATCTTTCTATACCTGTGGCAATTCCTTTCAATGTTTCACCATAGGTCCAACTTTCACCTATTACAACCAACAGTTCGGTTTTATTTCTTTTAATAAAAAACTCTGTATTTTTAGCAGGCTTTTCGACCCAGTCAGGTTTTAAATTTTCATCATTATAGATGATAGAATCAACCCCATCTAATATATCGCAGTCACTTTTAAAAGATAGGTCGTCATGTATGTATTTTTTTCTAAGCTGCACTACATAACTCCATAAAATCTATAAGCAAAGGAAATGTAGATCTAAAATCTGTTCCTCTGCGCAGATCGTATTCTTTAAACCAGTTGTAAAAGTCTCTACGACCTTCGTTAATTTTTTCTTCGCTATATTTTGCAGTTTCCATGTAATGGACCACACGCTTAAACTTTTCTAGTTCATAATCGCTAAACTTAGTACGATCATTATTATCTAGATTATTTTCGATAAACTTTAAATGATTGTACATAAAAGGCATAAACTGATCTTTGGGCAATATATTCATGTCATATTGTAAAGGTTCTTTTAAGAACGGTGTATCAAATCTAACACGTTGCCATTTATTTTGATCTGTTCCATTATACTTAATGCGCCATTCAATGATCTTTTCTAACAACGATTGAAAGTTTGTAACTGTTAGTATGTTAAAAGTTATCATGAAAGTGATAGGCAAAGAAGTTCTAGTTAGATATTCATTTAGATTTCTTTCCCAAACAGTTAGATCTAGACCAGTACGTATATATTCGGCCTGAGGTCCCCATGTATCAATGCTTGTGAATATTTTAAAATCTTTGATTTTTTTATTTTCAACTAGGTTGTTAACTTTTTCTATTAAACGATCTATCAAAATAGGTTTGACACCAAAGTTGGTGTTGATGTTTAGTTCCAGATTAGGCAAAGGATTTTTTTCAAGATCCTCTAACAACCTCCATGTACTCTGCTGTATTAGAGGTTCGCCGCCTGTGATACGCAAGATAGTTAATGTCTTGCGTACTTCGGGCCACCAACGCCACCATGCTTCCACATAAGGATTATCCTCTTCTTCATAGATCTTAAACCAATCAATGTCATTTCTATGATTCTTTACCATAGTATAAGGACCGTGATCTTTGATCTCTTTATAATAACTACTACTGTGTTTAGGATGGCAATACCCGCATTTAAAGTTACATTCGTTGCCAAATGATATTTCAATATACTGTGGATTTATATTTTGATCCCAATCCCCGTCCTTGATTTGTGCAAATCTTTCGGGCGTGTAGATAGTAGAGTTTCGTTCTTTACGATCACTAATATAGTCCTCGCCCATTGCTTCGATATTCCAGCAATAGTTACAACCGCTAGGTTTTCCTCCATTGAGCATTTCAAGACGTTCATGTTTCTTTTGATTTGTGTTATGCAGAGCACCTGGATCTATAATGATTTCTTCTAAAGAGATCTTGTGTGGCGGCGGATGATAACAACTATGGGTTTCTCCGGTCTGCAAATAGATAGTGGTATGGTGCCATTTAGCTAGACAAAAGGTAGGCGATATTTCATTCATTATAGGAATGAATTTTTTAATCCTCGATATGTCGTTCATTGAACTTTTCCTCTAGCCATGCAAAATCATTTATCTTTTTAAGAGCTTCTATATTATTTCTATTTTCATAACCATAGTCTCGGCCTTGTCTAGCACCGTCTAAAGCATATTTGTCTATGGTTTCTGTGCACCATACATCTAATCTCTGTTGTGTTTCTTCGTCAACTTGTCCTGTAATAATCCTGCTCGATAACTTAGAACATTCTCTAAATGCCGATTTCCAACTATTGAATGGATCTGTATTAAACTTGTTGATGTTTGATACTTCTGGCATGGCTCTAAACCTACCAGAAATACTAGTGGTCATATCTGGATTGTCAACCTTCATATCTAGTGTTAACTTCGTCGGGAGGAGTTTGACACCACCGTTTCCGTATTCAAGACCGTTGACTTCGTTACGACTACGCCATACAAAAACAATATCTTGATCTACTTTTAAGGGTCGATGATCAAAGTTAAAAGATTCTAATACCTCTGCATCAGCATCAACTACCCAAAACATAGGTGTAGAAACCTGCTTCGCAGCTTCTATGTGTGCGTTGTGTATCCCTTTAACACCGTCAATACGTTTTATATCTCTCTTAACTTTTTCCTGCAGCTTCTGATAATGTTTATCGGCATACGGTTCGTGATATGAGATAAAAACTATATCAAAGTCTTTAGGTTGACTGGCAACTATGTCTACTTCTTTCTTTGTATGAAAGAATCGTTTTTCAATCTCTCGACGTGCATACACATTCCTTTTAGGAAACAAACATATTCCATCAAAGTTATTTCCGTTTTTGAAAATATGTACTATCGTTTGATTATACTTGGGTACCTGATAGCTAAAATCAAAGTCGTTAGGTTTGACATCATTCCATACAGCATAAAACATGTCTGTCTCAGAAGTTTTTAATGCATTCTGATAATCTTCGTAACTTGAAATATTAAAAACTTCAAAAGACCTCGGAGTGCTGGCTAAGATGTCTACTTCTTTTTTATTTGTGAAAAATCTATTATCAAACTCACGCTTGGTTATCTTTTCATTCCTAGAAAATAAACATATGCCGTCATAATACTCTCCGTTCTTAAAAACATGAGTAATGTTTCTGTGAAAGCTATCGTAAGCAGGAACATAATAATCAAAATCAAAATCTACATCGATGTCATTCCAAACCGCCCAAAACATTTCAAGATTTGAATGTTCGACAGCATACAGATAATCATCGTATGACTTAATATAGAAAACTTCAAAAGGAATAGGATTACTGGCCACAATATCTATTTCTTTTTTATTCATAAAGAATCTGTTTTTAAACTCTCTATTAGAAATGGATATTGTTTTGTTTATAAGACATATACCATCATAGGTATTTTTATTTTTAAAAACATGGGTGTATTCTTCATCCCATTTTGTTGCTCGATAACTGTTCAGATTAAAATCAGAAAGTATAAGATCATCCCATATTAACCAAAACATCTTAGTAAAAGATTTTTTCTGTATCTGATCTATAGACATATTTTTGTCAAGGCGTTGAGCATTAGGATATCTCCTCTTTAGAGTTTCCCATTGTTCACCCAGACCACCAAAGAAAAATATATCATACATTTTCGTTCATCTGATAATATGTTAGACCCAGATTAATAGTTTCGTCATATAGATCTAGCGTATATTTGCTCTGCGCCGCATCAAGCCAAGGCCAATCGAGACCAAGTTCATGCTTGATTTGTTCTCCTAAATCTTTGATAGCTTCTACGAGACCTTCACCATTTACTTCTTCATATGGTCGGCCATACTGATTCCATATTCCTCTTAGTATTTCAAAATCTCTAACATCTACATAGTTCCACTGAGTGCAGTTGGTCATCCATGTTCCCAATCTAGCTCCATAGACTGCATAGATACCATTTTCTTCATGTGCTCCTACGGTTGACCACATACGGAGTCTATGTATGTTATGCCACCATATCTGCTGCTTGATTTCCTGTGGAGGAACTTTTACTCCATCGAGCAAGGTCATCTTGACACCTTCACGAAATCCTGCTCGCCAGGCTTGAAAAGGTGAACCTGTAATAACGCTTTCAGAATACACTCTAGGAAAATTACGATATCCATCTTCCCAACAAAAATCTACCTGTGCTCGTTCGCTTTCTGCGTTTTCATGAGTACGCATGTTTAGAACAAAATCTTTACGCCAGATTTTTAAACCACCATTGCCATATCGTAGTCCATTGATAGAGTTCCTTCCGCACCAGCCGTAGACCTGTATCTTAGGATCATCCATCTTAAGATCGAGATTGAAGAAGTCAGGATTTACGATGTTATCTGCATCTACAGTTATAAACCAATCAGTTTCTGATAACTCTGCTGCGGCTTTATGTGCATGATCACTGCCTTTCACACCATGTATTCTTTTTGCCCAGGGCACTTTATTACACAAATCTGCATAATGAAGATCTGCATTCGGTTCGTCATAACTTAGAAACACTACGTCAAACTCAATGACTTTCATAATATCTCCAATACATAACTCTTAAATATTCTTCTAGTATACACACTGAACTTTTCAGGAAGATTAATATTTTCAAATATCTTTGCCTGACCTACTAGTTCATCTAATCTCACAGACAGCATCTTGATTAATACATTAGGATCGTTATAATCAGTCAATAAGAAATTCATCAATGTGTCTCCGCCCCAATGTACTGAACGCTTTGGTCGTGGTTGGAACTCTTCAGCCTGTATATACGTTCCATTTAAATCTTCAGTCAACTCAATCTTTAATGTTTTAGAAGTAGTATCATAGGTAATATAGATATCGGGTATTTCTACACCAGACCATCTTTTATCTATTACTCTATGGACAACATCGTCTATCTTGAAAACAGATTTCATTTCTGTTATTTCAAGACTATCACCCATCGGATCAACAAAACAAGAATGTATGCTAATAGTACCCTTTAAGATTAACTCAGCGATTTCTGTGTCAACAAATACTTTAAACTTCTCATCTGGAAATGCAGACTTAGGCCCAACGCTGATAACTTTGCCAGTATCCTTGTCATAGACTGCGACATATCTTACTTCAGGAACTTCGTATTCTGAAAGCCATTTATCAAAATCGATCATTTCTTCCATGCTATTTCCTCAAGTATATTGATAAGCTCAGGAGTAATAGTATCCTTTTCAACATAGTGAACTATATCGTGCTGTTGATAGTTTCCTATTTTTAACTGTCCTTTTCTATTAAGATAAAACCCTACATGGTCTGTTACTGTGTCAGCAGGCCAAGGCCAGTTTTGTACCATCGGTTTCATATGCACTACTCTAGGAAACTCTAGGTCATAGGCGATCTCATCCGCAATATCTAGTATCTTAGCTGCCAATGAGAAAGCTTCATCTGTTCCTAAAACTTTAGGTTTTAGTTTTGATAGATATACATTTGAAAATTGTAAAGGATTTTTTATGATATGTCTACCTAAAGAAAAGAATTCTTTAGCCATCTCACTATCACGTTTAAAAAAAGTATAAAAGCTATAAAGATTTGGCAGTTCGTTTTTTGTAAAAGTTCTTCTATACTCATCAGAAGTTATTTTTTCACCTCTATAAGTAAACCCTTTATTGGCTACATATAACTCAGTGTTTTCTAAAAAATAATCAATCCAATGACTGTAATCTCTTAAAAATAACATATCAGCGTCTAGACAAACCGTTGCGTCAAAAGGACTTAATCGATCCATCCAAGAACGCCCATCCCAAAATGTTTCTTCATTCCATTCAATAATATGATCAAAAACCCATTTAGATTCGAATCTATCGAGATACATCTTGTCATCGATCACCAGTGCTACTTTATCATACCCTTCTTTTTGAGTGTTCTTTATACTCAGGGCAAGAGCATATGCCATCTGAGAATAATCTGCTTTATCTGACGTTGACACGATTATAAGATAACCAAAGTTCATATCAACCTCATAAGATTTTCTGCATTTCTAACTATACTTTTTTTATTCATTACATGCACATCTGTATCTTTTATAGTCGCAGGGCAATAGTTAGCATCTACTTTACCGGACAATAAAAAAGTTAGTTTTCCGTTATCATCTACAGAATGTAGTATATCCTTATCTATGGTCGTTAGTACCGGAGGCAATGACATTACCGGTTCCTCAAAGCCATACAATAAATGATTTGCTACACTAAAGCTGATATCATTTCTGTATTGCCTCGGATCAAATCTAAAAAGATCTCCATAATAAGAATAATGAGTCCTAACAAAATCTACTGTTTCAAAAAACATTTTTGAGACATCGTCTTTAGTAAACATTACTGTTGTTGCCCAGAACAGTTTTACTCCTGTATCAGAAATGTAGTTGTCATGATATCCGTTCCTAGAAGGAACAACCATATCATTCATAGAATCAGAAACTAATATAGATTCGTCTACATCCCAATATTCAGACAATCTATCAGAAAAAATTAAAAAATCGCTGTCTATTAATAATGTTCTATCGTAGGGAGTTAGATCCCAAGCACTTGCTCTGTTAGCATTAACAAACGGAACTAATACATCAGAAAATTTTCCATCATGTAATCGACGTTGATTATCAGTTAAAGGTTTTTCAACGATAATAAACGCTTCAAAGACTTCTTTGGCTTTTTCTACTATTTCCGATTTTGCCATCCATTCTAATGTAGAAGCATCTGTCACTAGTGTTGCAGGAACATTAAGATGTTTACGTGCTAGACCCCCGGCTATCACTGCCATAAGGGCATAGTCTATTTCTCTATTGTTATGAGCAAATATTAGAATACCGTTGGTCATAGGTCTAATAACTTTTCTACAGATCTACTCTTTCTAAGATTTTGATATTGCTCGTGATATTCGTAGACCGATGTGAAATATCTATCTAATATTTCATTCATAAAAATATTAAGGTCGGGGATTAAGACAGGATTTCCGTTAGCGTCGATCAACGGAACATTTTGCGTTCTTTCTTGGTCGATCAAAAACTTAACAAATGCTATGAGTGTTTGATCAATCTTAAAGATTCCACCAGATGCGCCATAGGTGAGTTTGGCTTCGATCTTTTCTTTGAGGGTTTTTCTTTGGATAGAAAAGCTCTGACGATAGTTCGAAAAGTCAAGAGCCTGCTTGAGTTGTTCTTCCATTGTTTCTCCTGATTAACATAGCAGTTTATTTATTATGCTATGATAACCAGGAAAATTTATGTTGTTATAGCGTTGATTGTTATAACTGGAGTCGAAACAGTGAAGTTACCTGCACCAACAGGAACTAATGTTCCCGAGGCAGCTAGTGTCGAAACGTTTAGACTAAAAGTTCCATCAACAAAGTCAGGACCTCCAGAATCGCCTACGTGAGCATCGTTCCAGGTAATCTGAAACTCAATGCTGCTGGCTGTTCCTGAGCTATTGTTGGCTATTCCAGGAGTCCTAGCTGCCAGAATATAAGAGTTAGAACCATAGGGAGTGCTTGCACTCGCCGAATAGAAGTTGCTAAAAATATTACTGCATCTATAATAGTTTAGATTATCGTTAGGAGATGTTCCAGTACCGGGCTTGTTTCCGCCCCAAGCGACTGTGCCCACCGAACTTAATAGATTAGTCCAAGATGTATTTTGCGGAATATTTTGACCTCCGCTGCGACTAGAGGTAAATCTTATTTCTCCGCCAGAGTTGAAGAAGTATCTAGCTTGATCTGCATTGGAAAATGTAACTGTGACTGTACACTGAATACGCACTGACCAAGTATTTCCGTATACCCCCGGCCATGTTTGTGTAACCGTGCCAACATTGGTCGTATAAGACTGGCTAGGGGCTATCGTAAACTTATTTGAAACAACGGTGTTAGCCCACGAATCAAGCTGTGTAACTGGAGAGTCGGTGGCAGCTGGAGTAAATGTAGTGCTGTAACGTATTGTATTTCCTTCAGCCACGACCGCTACTGCAGGATTGGTTCCTTGTTGATGTTTATAACAGTTTATGATGTCATATCCAAGCTTCATCCAATCGTTGTATGAAACTTTCTGCCCTTCTGCGACAGCAGAACTGACAACAAACTGACCATACCCAGAGTTACTAGAACCTGTTCCTATTATAGGAACTACTTTGTTTCGGATGCTATTGTAGTCTGCTTGACTGATTTTATCATTAACTGCCATGGTAATATTTACTTTATCAGGTAGCGGTAATCGAAGATAGCGAATATGTAGGACTTACGATACTAAATGTTCCTGTAGGAAATAGTGTTCCAGCAGCTTTGGCTTCCTCTACTGTTAAAGATAGTGTACCATCTACACCATCGCCCGGAGGATTCACATAACCAGTGAGCACGTCAGGATCGACGTATGCATCAACCCACCTGATTTTGAATATTATCTGTGTGGCAGTTCCGTTGATATTATTAGCAACATCACATTTTGCCTCTACCTGATAATAGCTATTAGAATAAGGAGCACT